ATCTGCAATTATCCTTGGAGTAGCCACGGTTGTTATCGATTCGGTCAATTGTCAACCCATCTTGGTAGGACGGATACATATCAGCATAAAAATTCACAAAGTCACGCCATTCTTTGCATACTGTTATGCCTCGCGCCCCATAATTATGATAGGCATCATTGTTGGGGTTTGTGCATCTTTGGATCATCTGGCCCCAAACGCCATAAAACTTCGTTCCTTGCTTTCCGTGCCTAGCACGATCCTTCAAAAATCCAGCTTTCCAATGCCCACATGTCTTGGTATTCCCCGATTTTAGAGACGTACTCATAACCGTCTTTTCTATACCACAGCTACACTTACATTTCCAAAATGAGAATGAGTTGTGATTATGGGAATATCCTAAAACAGTCAATTCTCCAAATATTTTACCGGTCAAATCTTCTCTATATGGCAGTTTCATGGTGGCTCCTTTAAAGCCACCAGTTTACCTTAATTACCGGCTCCTACGTAATAATCTCCATATATTGAGTAGTTTCCTGGCTTGCTTTGAAGCTGAGTCGGCATCTGCAAACGTGGAATCTGCGTGTTCGTATCATGGACAATGCGCAAGCTGGCCTCCGCCTTCTTCGCCACCACTTCATTGACCGGCAGGCCGTACATTGGATACAACTCGAGCGCGAGATTCCACATGATTGCCGCTTTGTATTCTGGCGGCAGCGTGATCACGTCATTGAGCGTATTGAACTGCTGGAGTTGCTGGAAAACCGTGATGAAAATCTCGTACTGGTTGTTTGGCACAGGCCAGATGTACAGATTCCCCAGCGGATTGCCGCTATCGTAAAACGCATATTGCGGGAAAGCGTTCAGCGTCTTGATGCCAATGCGGTTGTAATCCTCTTTGGCGCGCAGGATCGTCAGGTTGTAATCGACCGGCAGCGGGCTACCGCTTTGCATGCGGAAGAAGGCTGATTCAATCTTAGCAGGACGTGGGATATTGAAGTCACCACCAGGGCCAACAGTGTAGGACAACGCGCCGGTAGCGACTTTGCTTGTGGTGACCAGCTGATAGACGATGTAGCGCCGGCGCTGCCATTGCGCCATCATCATGTTCAGCAGGTTGAAGGCGTCGTTTGCGTCCTCTGCGCTAGCGGTCTGTCCCACACCGAGGACATTAGCCATCTTGAGAGCCAGTGCAATGATTTCGCCTGGCGTTGTCGGCAGCGGTGAGGACATTCTTTACTCCTTAAAAGCTGCGACTTTCTCCCGCAACTTGTCAGTTTTCGTAGCTGGGTGGACTTTCATCCCCAACTCTTTGGCCTGTGCCAAGAGCATTTCGCGCTCATCTGGCTCACTCTTTGGCATGACGCCCAGCAACGCATTCTCTTCGTCTTCATTAGCCACAAGAACATCTTTACCATGGGCATTCACCCATTTCGGATATTCCTGGTGGACATACTCAGTCTTGAAAGTGCGCGCTAGGATCATGTCAAAAAGGGAGGAGCCTGGCGACCCCTCCAAAAACCCCGTCAGAGGATTAGGTTAAACAGCGTCAGCCACGCAGACCGACCACTCAGGACGGATCGCAGCGAAGCCGTACAGAATGTCCAGACGAGTGATCAGGTTGTCCGACATGACGTCGTACGCTTCGATCATACGCAGGCTGATGCCGTCGAACTCGGCGCGTGCGGCCTGAACCACGCCGGAAGTCGGCATTTCCAGGTCGGCAGTTGCCATGGTGAAGGCTTCAGGGTAGAACGCCAAGTTCTGGCGGTACTGGCTACCAGCAGGCGCTACCAGGGAGATTGCAGCGCTGTTTGCTGGCGATGCAGTCACGGTGTTGTAGGCGGCCGGGGCCGGTACGATTGCTGGATAGATCGGAATCGAAGTCGCACCCGATGCCACATCGGCAGTCACCACGAATTGACGCAGCGCGCCTTGATCCAGGCCGGTCAGGCGGTTGATGGCGTTCACACCTGCGATGGTGATGATGTCGCCTTTTTTCAGCGTGCCGGTAATGGCGTTGGTCACCAGAGTGTTACCGGTCTGGTTTGCACCGTTCACAGTGCCAGCGGTGAAGGTACCCACGGTGTGGATCAGAGTGGTCTGGTCGTAGTACCAGTCGAAGCCCAAGGTATCCTTGGTGATCATGCCGGTTTCGTACTGGCCAGCGATCTTCTGCTGCGGATTGAACAGGCCAGCCAGGCCAGCGACGGTACGCGCTTGAGTGCGTGGGTCCAGGATGATCTGGCGATCCATGCGCGGAGCCAGGTTGAAGTCCAGCGAAGCGCCAGCATCCAGCCAGGTGCCAGCGTCAGGGCTGACGATCACGCCGCCACTCGACTTGAACGACAGGTTTGCCGAGGCGTTTGCCAGGTTCATCAGGTCGCCAGCCACAGCAGCAGCCAGGCGGTTGACAGCAGGAGCCAGGATACGCTCGCTGAAATCGTCCAGGGACATGGTTTTCTCAGCAGTGCCGAAGGAAACCGGGACGTTCTTCTGCGTGGCGACGGTCAGGGAAGTGTTTTGCTCGTTGGTGCCTTGCGGGGTGATCGCGGCGCCAGTGTTGACCACGTAGTCATTTGGCAGGCGGATGCGCAGGGTGTTGCCGATTTTGGCGCCGGTACGGGCGAATTGATCGTCGTATTGACGGGACACACCACGCAAGAAAGCGTTGGTCTGAGTGAACAGACGAACCGCCTCATTGGTGATCATGTCAATGGTAAGCAAGGAATTGCTCATGTTAAGTAGCTCCGAAAGGAAAAACAAGGAATGCAGATTGCTCTGCGCTGCTCGTCTCTGCCCTCTGGAGACTACTTAACGGGCCATACCAGCGATTGACGGTTCGCTTCTACCTGCCCGACAGTTTAGGCAACAATAATGCCAAATGTCAACGCTTTCGAGCGTTATTTGCGCGCCAGGCAATCCATGCCTTGGTATCTTTCGGGCTTGGCTCGCCATCCGGGGAGTTACCGCGTGCGCCATCCAGCGTGTTCAGCGGGGCCGGTGCGGAAGAAATGGGCTTCGAGTACTGCTTAGCAGCTTTCGGGGCCAGTTCGGAGATTGCCAGGGCCATTTGAACCGGAGGAAGTTGGGCAATGCGCAGGGCTTCGTCAATGTTGGCAGTGTCGCCCAGGTAACGCACCACCGATTCGGAGCCCTTGACACTGGTCAGGGCATCAATGAATGGCTGGCCACCGATGCCAGCCATTTGCAGGTGAGTAACGGAACGGTCAAAGTCTTCGCCATACTTTTCTCGGCCTGCTGCCTCGATGCTTTGCACGCGCTCTTGCACACGCTGCTGAGCCAGACGTTCGGCAATGCGTTGCTCGGCCAGGGAGTTCACCAGTTGCTCAACGTTGGCGTTGTTCAGCGGGATTTGCGTGGTGTCTTGCTGTGCTTGCTGCTGGGTATTGAACTGCGCAAGCTGTGCTTCAAGCTGGGCGGCGCGTTCTTCGGCTGCACGTCGAGCGGCGGTCAGTTCGCCAAAGCGGCGCATGATGCCTTCTGGCAGTTGGCCGCCATTCTCCTGTGTGGTTGCCTGCTCTGCTGCTGGCGTGGTTGTGGTTTCGGCTGCTGGCGCCACTACTGGCGCTGCTGCTTCTGTACTTTGGACTTGATCAGTCATGATTTCCTCTTAAGTTGACGGGATAGAAGGTTGCATTTGTTGTTGTGTGTTGCCAAGATCGGTTTGCACCAGACCTGCGGCATATGCTTCGGCGCCGTTTAGATTTCCGGACGGGCTCTGCAATGCCAATTGTGGCGCACTTAGGGCATCTTGACCAGTCTGAGTACCCAACATGGCAATCATTTCAGGCGGAATTGCCATCAGAAGCTTGCCGAGGCGGTCAGTTTCAGCCTTAAACGCAGCAATCGCGCTCTCACGCTCGTTTTCCATGCGGATAGCCAGGTGATTCAGTGCGTCCATGTCGGCACGCTGCTTGGCGATCGATTCGGCGGCATCTTTCGAGTTCAGCGCCTCTTGCAACTGCTGGATCATCTGCACGGCCTGCTGCAATTGCTGCTGTAGTTGCTGCTCTGCAGGACTTGGGCCATCGCCGCGAATGTCAGCAGGAATCCAGTTGCGGATACGCTCTGCAATCGCGTCAGACATTGGGAAGTCGCCCATCTTGGCGAACAGGTCGCCGATAACCTGGGCAAGCGCCGGCACGCCAGTGATGAGGCCCTTCATTGCTTCAAAGGCTTCTTCGCGCTTAGTTTCGTAGTTCGGACCAGACTTCGCCACCACGTCATAGGTGCCGACTGTCGGATTAAAGATCGATCGAATGATGTTCTCTTTCTGGTCTTCCTGCTGCTGGAGAGCCTGCTTTGCCTTCGGATCAATGACGATTTCCGACTGTTTGCCATCGTCGCCCATGATGCGGATGATACGCTTGGTGTCATATACCTTCGGGATCAGATCGATAAGCTGCTTGCCGCAATAGCGAATGGCGTTGTTCCAGTTATCCAGATAATGGAAAGTAGCGCGCTCGCCCTGCTCCCGGCGATTGTCCAGCGCAATGCCGGAATACTCTTGCCCTTTGGCTCCGAAAGTGGCGTCGTACTGCCCACTCGCCATCATCATTTCCATGGATGCGGCCTGCATGCCTACGGAATACGCCTCTGCGGCTTGTGGTGGCTGCTGGCGCTGCGGTGGCGGGATTGGGCTGCCGTTCTCGTCGGCGTGGTTGTATGGTAGAACAGAATGATTCTGGGTGTTTGCCGTGGACCAATAGTTCTCAAAGCCCTCGATAGCTTCCACCGGTGCCAGATATGGCATCTTGCCTTGCAACCCGCCAAACTCCACCTGCGCCGAGGTGTTGTAGTTGTACATGCGCTGCGGGTCTTTCATGTAGCGCACCAGGCCCTTGCGATCCATGCGGCCATCGATGATGACTTCCTCACCCACCACACGAATGATCGGAATGTATTGGCCCGCCCAGGTAGAACGCTCCAGAATCTTGTCGCCAGCGATCAGATAGCACTTCACTTCGCGCTTCGTTACCTTGCGAGCCTGAATGTGCTGCCCACTCTTGCGCAGGCCATCCAGCAGTTCGTGCTGTTCGTCGGTCAGGTCAGATTCGCGCATGAGATTGTGACCGTCATTGCCGTCAGGAATGGCGTACATCCATTCTTTGGACTCTTCCACCTCGTAGTATTCAGCCACGCGCACGCGGTCTTTCGTCAGCCAGCCACTAGATGTCATGCTACCCATCGAGACATTCACAGGCGCGTCAGGGTATTTCTTCTCAAACACGTCGCGGTCCATGTCGTCATATACGAAGCACCAGCGCGAATCAGAGCCGTCCCGGCGCTTTGGCGGATCCATGTAGACCGCCAGCGAATCAGGGATCGGGCGAATGAAAATCTCTTGGTCGAAGCCGTTATCGTCAGCGTATTCAGTCACCAGGCGCCAGTACCCAATGCCCCCACCTACCTGATTCTCTGCGGCAATGGCGTAGGCGGTCGAAGCGTCCGACGCGTATTCGATGTGCCGAATGACCGACTCGTAGACCTGTGCGGCCTGATAGGTAGCATCCGATCCAACAGGGTGAACTTGGATGCTTGGACGGTTGCTCTTGGCTTGGTTGACCACGTGCAGCCAGTGCGTGTGCGTCTTGTTGACCGTGAGCATTGGCTGATTCTCTTGCAGGCGACGGGCGCGCACTGCTGCTGGCCACTGGTCTTGGTTGTCCGAGTCGGCGAACAGAAAGCGCATGTCATCAACGTACAGTTGACGAGCAGCGCGCTCCCACGATACCGCCTTGTCGAAGTTATCATGCGCCCGGCTGATGATCGCCTCATCGGCCTTTTCGCTCTTGCTCTTGCGCTTAGTTGGCGCGGTGTATGCTGCCATGTTATTCCCCCGTTACATCCATGATCCGCCACCACGCGGCAGCACAAGAGGCCGCTTTGCTGGCCGTTCGATTGTCTTTGTCTTTACTTCTCGCAGCGCTATCGCCATGTATCCGAACGCATCGGCGGCATGGCTGGCCCAGTCGTGCAATGGTTCTTTACTGAAATGCTTTGTCTCATCGTCAACAGCATAGCGATAGTTCCGCAAGGCATCAAGCCCTGGCTCGCATCGGCGCTCATCCACATAGATCAGCGGGAACAGCAGCCGGGCAGCCTCAATACGCGTGTCGATTGACGTTTTAGGGACCGTTCTTGTCTTGAAACCAGCCTGGCGTAGCTGCTGGGCGACGGTGCGCTCTGCGGCCAGCAACTCATTGTTGGCGTCGTGAGGCAGCCAGCAGTCACCATAGACATACTTCTTGGCTTGCAATTCGACAATATACTCGCCGATGTGCTTCTGCGTGCCTTCTAAGTAGTCAATGACGCGGTACTCAAATGGGGCAAGCTGGGCGAACCAGATAGCAGTCTTGTCTGCGCGCCCCAAGTCCCAGAAGATATGCACAGGCTTGCTCGGGTCGTATGGCACAGAACGGATGCGGTCAGGCGTGGCCTCGCGTAGCTCCTTGGCGTACACGGCGCCCATGATTGGCGATTCAAAACTGCACATGAACTCCTGATCGAACAGGGCATTGCCCATCACTTCGCCAAAGTCACGCACGTACTCAGAGCGCAGCTTGGCTAGTTTCTCAGCATCATACTGCCCCGTCTGCTCAGCGGTGATCAGTTGGGCGAAGGCATCCGGGTCTTCCTTGGCGCCCTGGAACGTGGTGTAAGCGTGATTCTTTCCGCGTGGCGTGGTAATGAATATCTGCCAGCCGTTGTTCTCGGCCAAGATCGGGCGCAGGTATGCTTTGGCAGCAGGATTGGATAGCGCCCACTCCGAATAAACGATCCCCACTGGAGGCGCGCCCACCATTGCGTTGTAGTTGTCCGAGCCAAGAACCTGCCAGGTTGAGCCGTTAATGAACTCGATGTACATCTCCTGGTCGTTCTTCTTGCGGCGGATTTCTTCGGGGAAAGCCTCGTCAATACGCTTATTGCCGGTGCGAGGGTTGACAGCATTCCAGATGGCCTTACGAGCCTGCGCAGCCATGGGGAGCATGTGCCAATAAGCGCCGATGCGCTCAAATGCGGCTACTGCGGTGCGGTGCAGGGCAATTTCGTCCTTGCCGGCGCGTCGCGCCCAGATTAACTCGGCATGTTTGCCGCCGCGCTCAAGATAGTTCCATGCCTCTAACTGATAGCCTCGAGGCGTCCAGTTATTTGGCAGTCTTATCGTTGTCATTGGCGTAGCGGACAAGCTGCACAGTCAGGCCAACATCGCCCGAGTGTTGCACATTGGAGTCCAACTGGCTCAGATCGGGGATGGATTTCTTGAGCAAGACTTCAATAGCCTTAATCCTGCTCATAGGCAACTCTTCGGTCAGTCCAAGTGCATGATTTTGTAGCACATTGATAAGCTGACTTGCCTGAATCTTGGCGCGCACATCGTCTTGGTGTGTCTTACGGATACGGGCTGCCATGTTCTACTTCCTTATGCGGTCCTTCTGACGGGGTGATGCTTATTTTTTCTTTTTGCCAAGCACTTTGTTTGCTTTGGCGTCGATCTTCTCTTCGGTCGATTTGCTCATGCGACCAGCGTTGACGGCCTGAGAAGCGCGGGCCTTCGCGTTTGCGGCGTGACTAGCGTCGGTTAATGGGAATTTGCGCTCCTTCTGCAACGCAAATTCTTTTTTGGGAAGCTCGTTGCGCTTCTTCGTAGTCAATTTTGCCATGACCTCTAGGTCTCCGATTTTGCGCTTGCTCGCTATGTTAAGCCGGAGCATTCACGCGGTTAGCGCGGATGGTGCCGTCAGCAGTCATCGTGGACACGGTGAAGGTTGCTTGAGCCACCAGATACACGGTCGTGGTCTTGGTGATCGACAGGCGCACTGCCGGCACTTCCATTGCCATCACGGCAGCAGGAACAGATGCAGCCTGGTTCCATGCCATGGTTGCGTCAGTGCCCAGGCCAGAGCCACCAGCTTGCGACGACAGCGTTGCGCTGGTCAGCGATGCACTGGTAGTGATGTTGGTCACGCTGGTGGTGGCAGCAGGGCGGAAGTTGATCACGCCGGAAATGTCCCAATCGCCAGGCGACAGGCTGATGGAGGTGATGTTTGCTGGGGTGGCCGTGGTCAGGGATACGGTGGAAGCGAGCAGTACGTTCGACGTAACCAGCGTGCCCAGGTCACCTGCTGCAACACCAAAGAATTTCGTCATGGCAATTTCCTTTAAAAGTTGGTTGCGGAGGCTGGACTTGAACCAGCGACTGTCCCAGATTATGAATCTGGCGCTCTAACCACTGAGCTACACCGCATCAGAAAGAGTTACTTGATGCCTTTGCCGCCAATGGCAGGAACGCCGTTGAGCTTTACTGGCTCAGCTTTGGGGCCGCTTGGGGGAGTTTTGCGCGCCGAGTTGGCAGGGGAAGTGCGGCAGCCTTGCGCGTAGCTGGCGCCTTCTTTGGCGTTGCCGCCCTTGAGTTGCTTTTCCATGGAAGGACTCCTGTCGGTGAGGAATTATTTCCAGCAATCTATCACGACAAGGGATTGATTTCAATCAAATTGAGGAAGTATCCAGCACTCCTAGCATATAGCAGCTTTCTCGTTAGCAAGGAGATACCTGATGAGGAACCACTGCACAGGCGCTAACCCTGTGCGAATGCTGGGTACTTGGAACTGGCTATGAAGCCTGGGATCGAACCAGGGACCACCGGATTAACAATCCGACGCTCTACCATCTGAGCTACATCACATTTGAAACTGGAGCGGCTGCGAGGAATCGAACCCGGATTCACTGCTTGGAAGGCAGGCGCACTACCATTGTGCTACAGCCGCTTTGTTCACCCCTTACGAGGGTGAGGCGGCACTACAAGAACGGCTGTGCTGCCGGTTAGCTTCTCGACTCTTGCTGTGAGCTAACAGACCATTCTGATTCGCTCCTTTAGCTACATCTCAACTCTATCATGCCAGAGCCGACTTTTCCACCTCAATCACGAGGTGCGCCGCATTGTTTGCAGGTCTGCCCTGGGCTGCTGTGATGGCAATAGTTACAGTACCTCGGCATCACATGAACTTGCGCCGCTGCCCATTCATGATTGGCCTTGGCTCTTTTCTGCATTGCTTGCTGCACTATTTCACTTACAATTATTGCCGCGCATGGGTACATTAAAGGCTGCTCCTTTCTGTTCTCACCACCTCAAAATACCACGTACCATCCTGGCGCTGCTTGGCTTGCTTCTCGGTGATGGTGAAGTGCTCGCCGCCCATGGGGTTAGGCGCTGGCTTTGGCTTTGATCTGCTGTTCATAGCAAGCTTTCCAGTCACGATAAGCAACATTCCGCTTGTCGGCCAAGGTTGAAATCCCGGCGCCGCTGCATTCATACCATCCTTCAACTTTTCGCATGCGCGGCTTCTCCGGCTTGCGTCGTACCTCGTTCAGCATGTTGCCTCCTTATTTCTTTGCCAAATGTGCAGCATATTCAACCAAATAAACCTTGGGCGCGATCATGATTTGCAGCCATTCCAAGTTGCATCCAATCACAAAAATCATGATTGTTGCGATCACCCCGGAAATAATTCCGAGGAGTGGGCGCATGATGTTGTCGTCATAAATGCTCTTGGTTTTATATTCAGCTGCGGCCTTTAGAAACTTCATGGTCGCAGTTGCAAAGACAGCGAAGACAGCCAAGCAAATGCAGAACTGAATGCAGGACTGCACCGCTTTCCATACCAAAAGCTGACGAATCACCTCTGGCAATTCCGCCTGAAGAAAGTTCGCGCTGGCATCCATGGCGCCAATCGTTTTGTTGATGATGACAGCGAGTGCCTTTTGCAGTTCGTCGTTCATAATTTCTCCTTGGTAAGTTATGCAACCATGCGTTCATCGGCCAGCTTGTAGGCGCCCACCAGCATAGCGGCCTCGATGTGCGGCAGGGTGCGCAGGTATGTACTGACGCCCTTGCGCAAGGCTTGGTATTCCTTCGTGGTCAGGTCAAGCAGTTGCGTCGGGCGCTCGCAGGCCGACTTGAGCGCGGTCCAGGCGTCCGCCACGGTGCCATACATGGCCTTGTTTCCGTTCTTGGTCATGATGTAGGCGGCAGCTAGCATGTTGCGCGCAAGCGTGTTGGAGAGGCTATTCGGGGCCTTCCCGCGCTTTGCTGCGTCCAATGCGATCAGGATAGGCAGCGCAATGGCGTCAACGTCCTCGGGCTGGATTTTTGTCTTGCCGGCGATGACCATCAGCGGGTTGCGCTGGTCGCGGTATTTGAAGGCCTTAGCCATTGTCGCGCTCCTTCGCCCGCTGGCCGGCCACGTCGCAGTACAGCTTTACCGCGCTAGTGATCACTTCTGCGCAGGCCCACAGCCCCAGCCCGATAAAGCTCAGAATCCCGCCCCAGGAAAGAATAGCGTTTGTGTCAAGTTGCATTTCTCTTTCTCCTTGTGTTGTTACTTCAATTGCACCGGCTTGTTGCCGGCCGTGATTTGCAGCCAGTCCAGGCATTTTTCTTCGCTGCCGATAAGCCGTGCCGGCTCCAGCGGCATGCCTGAGGCGGCGTTGTGCAGGTTGGCCACGCCAGTCAGGCGGCGCGGCGGCGTGACTTCGCTGGTGCGCATCCTGTAGCCCCGGTAACGCGTCTGAAACTCCTTGGCAATGAAGGGCCACTCGTCCGTGGTCTTATCGCCCAGAGGCACCCACCCGCCCATGTCCTGCAACACGCAGTGGATAATCGGGTCGTCAAAGATGACGTCGGCATAAGTGCCCACGGATCGCAGCGCCCTATCCACCTTCGACCACGCCAAACTGGCTTGATCGGTTGTGCTGCCTTCCAAATACTTCGCCAGGTCGCTTATCTTCGGGAACCAGCGGCCATTCTCGTCAGGGCTTTGCATGTGCGCATGCGCGGCCTTTTCAATGGCGGCTATGTCGTACTGCTTCAGGCCCTCCCAGTAGATTCCGGCCATGGCCTTGCTGACCTCTTGGCGGTAGTACTCGGAGAGGCCAGTTAGCATCAGGGCGAAGCGCTGCTTTTCTTCGATGGAATCAATCATCGCCATCACCCATGCAGATCACGGCTATAGTTCCCTCGAGATGCCCCATTCCTAATAACGTTACATCTCCCTCCTGCGTCACAGCTGCAACTTTATATCGTCCGCTAGGAGTGCCGTTATCATGGTCACTGAACAGTGCAATTTCGTCACCAGTGCTGATATGTTCGGGAACCCGTTGAGTAATGAATTCGATAGTCATGTTTCCTCCAGCCATGCAAGCAGGTTATTGGCGGTCGCTTGGCCGGTCTTGCTCAAGGGGCTAAGCTTTACCGATTGGGCGCGCTGAGTGTTGCGCTCTTTCACAGGGTAGACGTCGGACCAGCAGTTATCCTCAGACTGGTTCAGGCATGCCGCAATGTCGTGGCCTTCGGCGCGCATCGCATCCAGCCGCGCAATCATGCGCTCTACCGCCTTGTCGGTCATGGGCTTCTTCTGCTTTTTGCGCATGCCTACGAATCCGGCCCAGGCTTCGGCGGGCAGCCAATCAGGGAGCGCCGTCATATTGCCTCCTTAATCTGGTGCTTGGCCCACTCGCCGGCGATCCACTCGACGCCCTTTGGCGTGAACTTCGATTGCGAGTAGGCATGTTCGTTGGCGGTCCCGGTCTTCATTTCAAACCGGCCGGCGTCGATGTGCGCAGCGTAGGGCACCCACTCGCCGCCCAGCTTGTACATGATCTGGTTGTCATGCAGGAAGGCGCGGAATTCTGGCTCCTTGGCTTTCAGAAGCTTGCAGACCTGGCGGAAGCCCATGCTGCCGGTTTCGCTTTCGACGTAGCGGCCAACGAATTCCACGGCCGGCGCCGCCGCTTGAATTTGCGCGGCCTGGTGCTCAATGATTTCAGCCTGCTCGGCAGCCAGACGAAGGGCCCCGGAAAGCGTGGTCGGGATCTGGAATTGCGGCGCGGCGCGGCTGCTTTTCTCGATCTCGATCCAGCGATCAATGATCCTGGCCCGCAGTTCTGTGCTGTAACCAGAGGCAACTACCATGGTGTCACGATAATTCAGGTTGAACTCGGTGTACTGCTGGCCGTTCTGTTCGTGAATGTAGGGGGTCTCATTCCCAGAAATGACACCCTCGCGGATGATGCGGCGAATGGTGGCCATCACGTTGTGATGCTCGCTGCCGACTGCATCAGCAATCTGCCGGCTAGTCATGGTCTGTTGTGCAGAAATCGTCAGTTCCATTTGATCCCTTTCGCTGCCTTGTCTTTGCGGTCGCACATCGTGCAAATCGGTAGATCGCTTTCTGGAACCTGGCCATATTTCTCCGGATTCATGCCACCAGTTGAGTACAGCCGGCAGACAGTATCCAAGCCATTCCAGAGGTGTTTGGTTTTGGCTCTAATCTTCTTTATCAGGTACATTCATTTTCATCCTTAGCTGTTGTTTTCGTTTATACGCAAGAGGCTTTGAGCGAACCAGTCCCTAAGCTAGAACTGGCCTTCAGACGCATTGAGGAAATCGCATCACCCGACAGTCGTTCGCAGGACCGGCACTATCTTCGCCACCGGTATGTGTGGTGTTCCACCTGCTTTCAGCCCCGAGTTCCACTATTCGCCAAACACCGCTCAGGGTTTCAGTTCCCCAGCATCCAGCTAACCAGCACAGCAAGTACAGACGAAAAAAAGCCCAGAACTCTTAGGAGTGCCGGGCCGGCAAGCCTCGGTGTGAACACGGTCTACTAGCGCATTCACCCGATTTTGTCGGCACTCCTAAAACTTCTGGGCCTTACAGCAGACTAATCTTTTCATCATCAGCACTTGCCGGTACTGATGCGTGCATCTTAGTCCATCATTGCAGCTTCCGCAAGTACTCAATGATCCATTCGCCGTAAAAAACTGCCGCCATGAGCAGGCAGAACGGCGTGACAGCCACGATCCAGCCGAGGATGCGGGGCCACGCGCGGCGGCGGTCATGGGCAAATGGTCTGCCGTAGTAATCGTGCAACATCACACATCTCCAGCAATTAGAGTCTTCACGCCCACCGCCACAATACCCACCACCACAGCAGCGATCAGAGCCACGATGGCTACTCGCCAGCCACAGGGGTCTACGAAATACAGGTCGTCGTCTTCGTCGTGGTTCATGCGGCCACCCATTTGTCTTCGTCAATCTCGCCTTTCCAACCTTCAATCTTGCCGCTGGCGTCCACCTTCATGATGATGTAATCGCCGTGGCCTCTTTCTTTCGGGCAGAGGATATCGGGAACGTAGTAATCGTCATACTTGGCGACACGCTCACCCATGACGCCGAGGAGCCAGTATTCGCCCTGATCGCAAACCTTGTAGTGGATATCGGCGATGGTACCGGAAGGCCAGTCACGAATTACGCCAGTTGATAGATCAATGACTGGCTCCCAGATATCGCCATTGCGCAGCGGGATCAAGTCGCCATTTGTATCCTTCCTGCTATTGATGCTAGCGTCCTCCCAATAACGCACCTCGGCGTTCACCAGCAAGTAGGCAACTTCAAATTCAACAGTTTTTGTCAGTTCGATTTTCATTTCAACTCCTTCAATAGTTGGTTGGCTTTGATATCAGCCACAAGGTGTAGCGCTTGTGCAACATCGCGCACGATGAATACAGGCCCCTTCCAGGCGGCATGCCACTTCTCCTGATCAGGTGTCAATTTCTGCGCGCTGGGCGGCTTTGCACCGTCCTTCACCTCGACCAGAAAACTCACTCCGAGAAGGCCGCATAGGAGGTCTGGGACGCCGCCTCCGACCGTATGCAAGGGTTGAACACTGGCACCGGCTTTGCGCAGCGCCTGGACGATTTCAGGCTGGTTGGCGTCGATCTTTGCGGCTCTCATACGCTCCACCTATATTTACGGAAGAACTTGATATTGGCATAGACGTTGTAAAGAAAAATGGCGAACGATGGGGCCATTTGCAGGATGACAATGCCATGTGTTTCTTGCCACCAGAAAACACAAATTCCAAAGCAGGCCATCAAGTAAATCGACCACACAATTGCGCTTCTGATCAAGTATTTCTTCATCATCATTTCATCAGCCCCTTCCGTTTCAAGATTTTCTGGCTCTCATTGCGCGCAAGGTCGAAATACATGTCAACCAAGCTGCGCGGCATCTGGCCAGCATAGCCGCCATCAAGCCAACTATGGCACGCATGGCAGGCATAGCAGCCCTCCTCGTCGCGAGCCTTGATACCCATGCCTTTGCCATCCTCCAGGCGATTGCTATGCGCCCATACGGTTGTTAAAGGGTCGAACGTACAGCAGGGGAAGCGCAGCGTGCATTCCTCACCCTTTGCGCTCTTGCGAATCGGAGTCATCTTCGGGCCCTTCGACTTGAGCGACTTCGCCCGAGGCTTGCCCGTTGCACGCACGGCGCCGAATACTGCGGGCTTGAAGCCGGATCTTTTGAGGGGGACGTTACGTTTCATTTAATCCCCGCAAAAACATGAAATTGCCTGTTCGTTTGGATCGAACATATCGCCCTGGCGGTCGGTGAAATTCAGCATTTGTGCGTAGCTGGGCCGGTCATTGCGGAAGCGAGAGCCAGAACCATGTGCAACTGCTTCCGCCGCTTGCTCCTGCTTCGCCCACCACACGGCGCGTTCCGGCCTCTCTTGAATCAGGCTGACGACTTGGCGCGCTGGCTTCAGAAAACACAGGTCGCAATTGCCGTGCATGGTCTTGCCATTCATGTTCGGTAGCCCAAGATCAAAGGAATTGCCGCTCCAAAACTTGCCAACGTCTTTGGCTGTAACTTTCGATTCAGCCAGTGGAAGAATGATCGTTTCCGATTTAGTTTCAGGGTGCGGATTTTGGCGGAACTTGCTTACACGCGATGGCTCATCAGCCCTAATACCAAGCATTGTGTCCCATTCAGCCCAACCAAGCTCATTGCGAATGAAGCGATGCACAGTGCGGGTTTTCAGTTCCGACGAGCAGTAACGGGAGCGAGGGTTTGGCAGCACGCCGCCACGCTGGCGAATGACTGCCTCAAACGGCTCTCCACTGCGGCTGGCAGTTTCGTACGTGACCTGCTTGTATCCGCCACCTTCGGTGTATTCCAGCCAAACCAACCCGAGGCCCCAGCGCTTATCGCAGTCGTCGGCAAACTTGAGAGACAGTTCATCCTCTTTGCCGGTGTTCTCGACAAAGAAAATCGTGTCCTGAGGCCGCTTCCCTTCATGCGCTTGCATGATTTGTTCGGCCATTCGTGCAGAGCTACGTCCCATGGATAACTGAACAGCAGTTGGACCTGATGTAAGATAAGGATTCCGCATTAGCCACCCCTCATGCAAGGCATGCACCGTGCCATAGCGATCATGCAGTGTTTGCCGCGTTCGTCTGCGCTGCGTAACAGGGTCAGCAGTTCTTGCTCGCGCTGGTCTTCGCTGATGGCTACCAGCGTGCATGGAATTTCCTGCAACTGCTCGATCGTTTCTTTCAAATTCATGATGCCTCCTTAAAGGGTCTTGGCTTCGGCGCGGCGGTTTGCTTCGATTGTTCGCCACGCTTCAATCTTGGCCTGGGCCGCTACCATCAGCCAGCGGAACTTTTCCTCTTCCTCAACAGCGTTTTTCAGCCCTTCCAGAAGCTGCATATATTCTGGATGGGCATATGCTTCACGCTCTTGCATTGCAGCCGATTTATGGCCTGCTTTCTCTGCATCCGCCATGAGTAACGCTTTCTTCGACTTACGGAATTCCTCCAGATAGACGCGCTCGCTCTTAGCCTTTGCATACAGCGGTGCGTTATCACGGATGAAATCCAGCGAACGGAAGATGTTGATTTCGGTATCGGGTGCCATCACTTCGCCTTTGCTGGGTCTTCGGCTAGGCCGCGCCAGCGAAGATCGAATTTCCCAATGATCTTAGCGGCATTAAGGGATTTGTCATGAAATGAAAGAGTCCACAAATCACCATCGAAATAGTCATTAAGGAATTTGCCTGCATCAATAATCGTACTAATAGATTCCCATTCACGCTCATAAAAACCTGGGCGGACTGGCCTCACATCTGCCGGAAACCACGGCGTCAGCTTCGGCTTCATTTCGTCACCTCCCGACGTTTGGCAATCGGCAAGCCGAGCATCTGCTTAATCTCGGTCGTGCTCCAGCCGGTCATTTCATGCATACGGATGATGGCCGTAGCGCCCATCGGCAATGTGCCATGCGCCCACTTGCTGATGACTGGCGGCTGAGTTCCCAGAGCGCGGGAAATTGCCGCGTCGTTCTTGAGGCCAAGGCGCTTGGCGAATTGGTTAAGCACTGCACGCTGGAGAGCAGCGCGGGCCGCTCGCTGCTGGTCGTTTTCGTCTTTAAGAAGCATCGTTTTTCCTCTCTATATCCGGGGTTGGATGATTCATTATTGCATCGCGCATGAAAATTTGCAACACAAATATTTAGCGTTTGTGCGCATTTAGTCCTTCCATATTTGAAACTTGATGTGCTATAGTTCTCTACATGGCAGCGCAATTCAGCGCTCCAAGCACAGGGAGAAGAAATGGGCACCATCACCAAAGAAATCGCGGATGACGTTATCGCCGGCAAGTACGAAGAAGACCGCCCGGTCAAGATCGTCAAGTACGAAAACGCATGGGGCGGCGAAGGCTACGGATTGATCTGCGAAGGTCAGAACCCGAACCGCTACGCAGCGAGCGAGTTTGTGCGCAACCCTGTCACCTACTGGGAGCGCTCGGAATGAGTCAGCGACAGCAAGACCAACAATCCGCCGACCGCGCCGAATACGAATGGAAGCAGCGCCGCATCGAAGAGGCAAAGCAGGCGTATCTGCGCCGGCAGAAGCAAGAACAACTGAAACGTAATTTCAACTGAGAACAAGGAGAAGGAAAATGCTGACTAAGGAGCAAATTATTCAAGCTGTGAAATCGGGTCGTGAAAGCGAATGCCTGGATGGTCGAGACTATGGCCGGATGGTTGATTTCTTTGATGTAGAGGACTGGCCCGTTTTTGGTTTTAAAGTGTCAGACGGGGCGGATGTTTCTGGGCGCGAAGCAAAAGAATTCACCCGAGAAAACATCCTTCAACAACTCAAATCTGATGTTGAGTTCGGCTTTGAAAAAGCCCTGAATCAACGCGGTCTGTCGAGCGGAATGATGTACTCCGTTGTAAAAATGTGGATGTGGGTTCTTGAAGACGAACTGCAACACATGGATGACTATGCCCAATATGGTCTTCCATTGTTCAAGCAAGTCGCTGAGAAATATGGGTTCGAAAACCCTATCGGCCCAGATAGCGGCAGCGAGCACAAGTATTCAGAATACGCTTGAGCTGGAGGAGGCATGATCACGAAGATCCCAACTCAATCACGTCGTACCCCAAGCGCAGCCACCCGCTTCATCATCGTGGCTGCGGGGATCTTGGCGGGATATCTTGTAGCGAGGCTGACATGAGCGCGAAACCAACTCCGGGACCGTGGCAGTTTTACCGCGAGACGACAGTTGATCGTGGTGACGGCTACGGCATCAAAGCACCGGCGCCGCATCATTGGGTTGTGCCGCCGCTGAATCTCAACCCAGCTGATGTCAAGCTGATGGCAGCGGCGCCTGATTTGCTCGAGGCATGTAATCGACTTGTGAACTGTATGCGCCTCGCAGGATGGGAGGGCGACGACTCGACGCAATTTGCTCTGTGGGCCATCAATAAGGCCAAGACAGGCAAGTAACCCGGTAGGCTCCATAGTGCCGGGCGTAAGCTGGCCGCGTAAGTGCCAGCACAAACATAGGAGAATCAATTGAGCAATTTGAAAGTGTTTAGCGGAAAATGCTGCTTGTGCGATGTGGGCGTGGACATCAGCCAGAAAGACTACATGGGCGGAAGCCTGCACACTGGCGATATCGTCATGGTATGGCATGGCGAATTCATCGGAACGGACTCCGAATGCTGGTATCCAGCCGGAAGCCTGACTGTCGTTGTGTCCGACCAGTATAAATCGTTCAGTGATGGTAGTGTAGTGCAGAAAGATGACGCGCCAGAGCCGTTCGTCATGGGCATCAAGACTTGCGGCTTTGATGACCCAGAGTGGCAGATTCACATCGTCAAGAAGTTCCGTGATGTGGTTGATGGCGAGCACTGGCCGGCATATGGGT